ACGTACAGCCGAAGAACGCGCACAATCAGAGTTATTCCCTGAACAGGTACGTGAAGGCGCGTTAGGACAGGCGCAGTTAGAAAATCTTGAACGTCGTAAAGAAGGTCCAATTAGCGAACAGCCAAAGGCTACAGATGAGTTAGACCCGTACCGTAGTGACCTGCTATCGTTCTTGCCTGATGGATTAGAAGGCGCTCGCAGACGCAAGGCTGATCAACAAGAAACTGATTTGGCTGAACGGTCAGATGCACAAACGGCTCTAAAACAAATCTCTGCACAGGAAACAGCTGACGCCAAACAAGTTACAGATAGGCTTGCAGAGACAGATGCTACACGCACTAAAATATTGCAAGACACAATAGCTAATGCAGGAGAGCTTCGTAGGCCCGAAGCTTTGCGAAAAGCGTATGAAGACGCGCTAACAGCGGCAGGTATAACTAACGCCAAGGCCACACCACAGGAGGTGACTAGCCTAAAACGTGCGTCTGATGCAATACGGGCTAAGTCCCCTGTTCCTAATGTAGATAATATCATTGTACCTCCTGCGTTAGAGCCAGTAACAGACCCTAGACAAACAGACATGGAAGCACAAGTTGCTCCTAAACCTGTAACGCCAACGCAAGCCTCGTTTGCTGGCATGGGGCGTAGTGCTAAACTTGGCACCCCTCCCATGCGTCCGGGCCAAGACACGTTTGCTACTGCAGAACCTACTGTAGAACCCCGCATTATAGATGAAAAATTTTTAGACAATTTACAAATAAGAAAACAGGCTCCAGTACGTAAACGTACTATAGGTAAAGACTTTAATGATCCTGCGGTACGGGCAGATATTGCTAGCTATGCGAATCTATATCTGCGTGGACCACAGTTTAAAGAAGCCCGAAACCAAATAAACAGATTGCTTGATGACACCGATATTAAACAAACTAGTATATTTGACAAAGAAGAACCTACAAAAAAGGGAGCAAAACCCGATGCAGACCCAGATAAATCTAAATCACCTGACGCGGAAGGAAGTGGAGATGGCGATGCAGGTGCTGATGGAAAGCGTAGAAGTGAAGGGCAAGCCAAAGCCGATAGAGGTCCCGAAAGAACTGAAACATCTGACGGGGAGGGAGTGGGACCTGCTGGCAAAGGGGCTAGCGAGCCTCGTGACGGAGATGCAGACAGCGACTCTGCACTAGCTAAAGCAAACGCAAAGTTAAAAAAAGCGCAACAAGCTAAAGCCAAACGTGAGGCTGCTGCTCGCGCAGCCGAAATTGCTAGGAAACGTCAAAAAGAACAAGATGAAAAACTTGAAAACCTACGTAGAGAAGCTTCCAAACAAAGAAAAAAAGATAGGGATGCCGAAAAGCAAGCCGCTGCCCAAGCTAAATTCAAAGCAGATATAGCTAATGCAAAGAAAAAATTTGATAAAGAACAAGCCGATGCTAAAGCTGCTATGGAAGCAAAANNTGTANCCACGCTTGCTGATAAANCAAAACCTGCAGGAGAAACAGGAGCCAGAACTACAGGATTCGGTGGTGGTGCAACTGACCCTGAGCGTAGAATAAGTCGGCGTAATCTTAAAGAATTTACACCANACTCACGCCCTGCCCCAACCGAACCTTCTGCTAAAAAAATAACTACGTTATGGAACGAAAGTGCTTCCGACGCAAAGCAAGAGGACTATAAAAACGATGATGCTGTTCGCAACAGCACAAACCCGTTTAACGACGAAGATAACAACACAATATATGAATTACTCACTAAAAAATTAACCGGAAATGAGACAAACAGGGGTGGTAATGATTCACTTGTAAACGTAGTTGCATACCTGAGCCGTTATCCTAACCCTATGGACGGTATAAAACTAGCCGCGTACGACCTTGTTAACAACACAGAAGCTATGAACGTAAATGTGCAGAACGCATCTGTTGCCTACATACGAACTGCCGAAATGTACAAAGACATGGGCGGTGTACCTAGTAAGAAAGGTAAAGATTCTAAAGGAAGAGAAATTACATCTCCTGCAGAACGTCTTCAAATATGGGTTAATACAAACCTTAGTAGGGACGGACGAGAGCGATTTAATAAAGAGGTAACAAGAGCCACAACTGCTAAACTTAGTCAACGAGATTCGTACGTAGGCATTAGCAATATCCGTGAACATATAGATGAAAATGTAAGACAAGCTAAAGTGTTACAGGTACTACAGGCGGTATCACAACGAGATAAATTTAAACCTGCAGATTTAGTAGCTGAAAACATTGTAACTAAAAAAGAATTAAACGCGTTACTTAAAAACAAATCTCTTGAACAAATAGCTGGTGGTAGTTGGGTCTACAATCCTCCTAGTCTGGCGTTTAAAGGCCAAGAGTTTGGAAAAAATGAAGCCGAGATTAATGAAGACCGGCGAACTACAGAGGAATATCTAAAAGATTTAGGTGTAACGCTTAGTAGTCCGTTAAACCTTTCGCTAGAAGCCGCGTATGTTGTAAGCACAGCGTCTGTACATCCATCTGTTACTAACGCGCTTAAAAATAATAATCTTCAGGACGCACTGCTATTCGTAAGCCAGACATCTTCAAACAAACAAGTACGTCAACTTGCTGAAAAATTTGCAAAGGTCACTGGCACTACAAAAGTTGTTATTAAAAAGAATCTCAAACTAAACGGCAGACCCGTAGCTGGCCTGTTTGAACCACGCACTAATACTATCACGCTAGACGCAGACGCTGGTATCAACTTACATACGCTGATGCACGAGATGTCTCACGCAGCGGGTAGCGCAGCAATAGCCGACAAAAGCTCACAACTAGCAATCAAATTAAACGAGTTGTTTAAACGTGTTAGAGGGTCGTTGAGCCGAGAATCAGGCACAGCAAACTTACAAGAGTTTTTCGCTGAAGCTATGGCAAACTCAGAGTTTCGCAGTGAATTGTCAGCAATTAACATGAAGGGCGAACCTGTTACTGCGTTACAGCGGTTCTTCAACATAATGCAAAACTTTTTACGTAAGTTTACGGGCGCACCATCGGTAAACTTAACGGCCTTACAACAAGTAGACAGTCTTACTGACGCGTTGTTAGCCCCTGCCCCAGATAGCCGTAATTCTGCAGCCTACCCAATGGCTATAATGGATACTACGCGTAAGGGCGTACAGAATTTTATGTCAGGATTTATTGATGGTACGCAAAAAGTCGTTAGTAAGACTAGCCAAGAAACAATAAAAAACAATACTAAGGACTTCTTCACACAGACTATAGATAAGAAGGGTAAAGATTTATTAATGATGCTTTCTGGCTCACAAGCTATGGGCGACATAGCTAGTGCAGTGGGTTTAGGTAACTTAGGATACGACTTAGATAGGATTATGGCGCAACAACGCGGTTCTATCATGAACGCTGAAGCCAAAGTAAAAGATCAAATTGAAGATATTTTAACAGTCTTAAATACAGGCAACAATGCAGAGGCAATAAGAAAACGTATCGAAGCATTAAACACGGTTATATACGATAACAACTTTGGTGCTACGATCTTCCAAGTAGACCCCAACGAAGCCCGTAGCGAGTATTTAACTAAAAAAGGTGAGTCAAAAATAGATAATGAAGGCAACAAGTTAGCAGATATTTGGGACGCCCAACGTAAACATTGGAATGATATGGGGCCAGAAGGGCAAAAAGCCTTTAACGATATGCGTAAAGTGTACGACGAACAATATGCGTCTATGAAAGAAGTTTTGTTTAAACAAGTAGACGATAGCTTGGGTGATGGGGAGACAGCCAAAGCATTAAAAAATACTATTACTAAACAGTTGTTCGATAAATCAAAGTTAAAGGTGTACTTCCCGTTGTTACGCGAAGGCGACTTTGTGCTACGTTATGATGTTAAAAACATTGACCCTAAAAAACGTATAGCCAACGTACTGCAAACTTTTGAGACTGCATCCGAACGCGATGATGCCAAAGCAGTTATCGAAGCAAGTTCTGATTATGAAAACGTAACTACGTCTGACGGAGAATTAACACTGTCCCAGATGCAATCTGTGCCAGCCGTGTTTGTTCAAGATACGCTATCCGTACTTAAAAAAGCTAAAGTAGACGCAAGTGTGCAAAAAGACATATTGCAGTTGTTTATAAAGACGTTGCCTGAAACATCTTTTGCGAAAGCATTACAGGGACGTAAAGGTACTCCCGGATATATGCAAGATAGCGTCCTTGCTCTAAAGACAAAAGCATATAACATTGCTAGCCAAGCACAGAAAATTAAATACGGTGCAGAAATACGGGCATTAGAACTTAAAATAGAAAATGCCAAACCACCTACAGACCCGCCTGCGAAGGGTAAGACAATATCTGGTAAGGTGTTACGAGGGTTGGAAAATAGAACGCTCGCTGACTTTGATGCGGTTAAGGCAGAGCTATACAAACGGTCAAGATTTGCACGGGAAGGTGCTACAAACCCTACTATTGAGGCCGTAGGACGTAGGTTAAACCAAGCTGCGTTTATCTATACAATCGGGTTTAACGCCTCGTCTGCAATGGTAAACCTGTCGCAAATCCCACTGTTTGTTGCACCGTATCTAGGTGGTCAGTACGGGTACAAGAAAACACACGCTGCAATTAAAAGTGCGTACGGCAATGTAATCAAAAGTAAAACACGTAACGGTGCGTTTAATTCACTCTACGAGTATTACAAACGTGACGATAATGGTGCGTTGCAACTACGAGACCGCTCCGAATTAAACCTACCTGATGGTGCCGAAGGCGATGCTAAGTACTTAGAATTAGGTCGTATGACCGCGTTGGTTGAAGAGGCCAGAGGTCGGGGGTTGTTGCAAAGTAGTGCTCTTGCCGAATCTATGGGGCTTACAGAATATTCACGCATTGCAAAGGGTGGTACGGTAGGCCGTGCTTTAGACAATACTGCAGTGTTATCAGCTATACTATTTAACCATGGGGAACAAATGAACAGGCAGGTCACGTTGATGGCCTCATTCAATTTGGCGTTAGACACAGCGACAAAAGGCAAACCCGAAACGGCTACAGCCGACCAGATAGACACTGCCGTGCAGGACGCGATATACAACACGCAACAGACAAACGGTGGTACATTCTTAGAAAGTGCTCCACGTATTACCCAAGAAGGTATCGGGCGTGTTGCGGGTATGTACAAAAGCTACGGTATGCAGATGTACTACACCATGATGAAAACAGCCAAGATAGCGTTTGATGGTGACAAAGGTGCTTTGTTTGGTAAAGACGGTGTAGAACGACGCACTGCATGGAAACAACTTATAGGGTTACATGGCACAGCAATGTTGTTTGCAGGTGTTCAAGGTTTACCTCTGTACGGTGCGGTTCGTCTGATTACTAACCTGTTCTTCTTAGATGATGAAGAAGATGATTTCGACACAATAGTCCGCAAACACATCGGTGAGGGGTGGTATAAGGGTGGCATAACAGCGGCTACGGGGCTAGATGTATCTACCCGAGTTGCACTTACGGGGCTGTTGCTACAGCAAAACCGTTACAACAACGACCCATCTATAGAAGAACAACTTGGGTTTTATTTTGGTGGTCCTGCCTTGAGCGTAGCTAAACGCTTGGATAGGGGTAAAGATGATATAATTAACGGTGAGTTTGAGCGCGGTATAGAAAACTTATTACCTGCAGGTATTTCTAACGCTTACAAAAACACTTTTGGACGGTATCAACAGGAGGGTGGCGTGTTCACCAGACGTCAAGACCCAATATATGATGACATATCTGCAGGAGAGCAATTCTTTTGGGCGCTTGGTATATCCCCCGCCGAGTATACACTACGCCAAGACAAGGCCATGATTGGTAAAAGAGTTGATACGGCAGTTAATAAAAAACGATCTGAATTATTAAAGAAATATTACGTTGCCTCGCGCATGTACGACACCGGTGAGATGTTACGTATATCTACCAAAATGATGGAGTTTAGTTTGCGCCACCCTGATGCAGCGATTGGTCGTGACACTATCGAACGTTCCATGAAAACCCACGCTACTTCGTCTGAAACAATGTACAATGGCGTGTCATTCAGTTCTTTGTATGGCGACACTATCCGCATGATGTTGGGCGAGTTTGAACAATAAAAAACCCCCGCCGTGAAGCGGGGGAGTCAACATCAAGGGAGAAAGATAAGTACGTCGCATACTCATCACACCATCTCTATATCACATTGTCCTCCAAATGCGAACCCCAAACATTTTATTTTCTATCCGTGTCCGCATTGCTACACGCCATAGCTTTAAGTCTGCAATCTTTCTCATCTGGTGGTTTGCACGTAACGTGTTAACACATGGTACAAACACTGACGCACCAACGTACATACGTTCCCAATCCACGATAATTTTAACCCCGTCAGGGTTTAAGTCATCAATCTTCTGTGTCTTGCGATACACCGCCCCACCCGCTTAATTGCACAGCAATAACTCTTATTGGGGGTAGGTTAAAATTTGTACCCCTAGTCAGCCGCATCTGTATCTTTCTAGCACCCATCTGTTTTACCATCTCCTCGACGGTAGTATTGTAATTTATATGGCGGTCGTTGAGATGTTTCTTAAATGCTTTGGGCACTATGTAAAGCATATCAGTGTCCGTCTCAAACCTAGCTACAAACATGTTTCGTGGGTTTTGTTCTGGTATGATTATGGGGGTAGGCCCGTTTACATTCTCCCCGCGTTTATCCTGAGTGCTTTTAATCTTAAGTATGTTTGTCCAATTCTCTGTGGCAAACTCTGTAAGTAATTGTTCTACGGACGTACCGCTGTCATCGACATAAGCCTTCACTTTGCGTAACTCTTGTACTACCCAATCAAACAACGCGTCGGTGTCGTAGCGGATCAATCCCATCTGCCTAGCAACAAGTGCCCCTACAACGGTTGTGGCGCACCCTGCAGACCAAAAGCGGTTCTTCGCTTCTAACCCTGCCTTGCGGTCAAGCTTGCTCTTTACCTTGCGATACAGCCGCTCTAATGGTTCAACGTTATTTATAACATATTGCACAAACTCTATTGAGAAGTGCCCATAGTTTTTCTTAACATCGTCAAACAGCGTGTCAGTCTTACTCTTGTCTAAAACTGCCTTTATGTTCTTGTCCACACGTATCTCTAGCACCCGTTGCATCTCAGCCTCTGGCGCATCTTTCTGTCGCATCATCTCCTCATAGAAACTCATATTACCTGTGGACACGGCTGTAAGTTGCCATGGCTTGCCCCTGACACGTTCTATGTTACCACCGCCAGCCATACGGTTCTTCTGTTTACCTTCGGACGTCTGGTAAGCATAGTCTGATACGTCTCTGCCCCGCATGTTTGTCATCTCATCAGAGTTTAAAGGGAGGTTACACATAACTTCGCCACGGTTCATACGTGAGTTTGGTGTATCTTTCTGTCCGCAAGTCAGTCCATGAGGGTCACCCCATATACCTGTGTTGCCATATATGGCCGTTGTCTTTCCTACCCCTGTTCCACCGTACAGATGCACACCGAAACTGTTCAACCCTGTAAGCGGCATGAGTATAGAGCCAAACCCCATACACACAACAAACTGCTGTAACTCCAACCCGCTGGGGCTGAAGAAATCTAACACTTCTAACTGTTTTTCTCGTGTGCCTTCGGGAGTAAAATAGTCTATAAGCCCCGCTGTCTTCGATGATGGGGGGTTGTACTCAACGTCGTTAGCCGTGATCAACTGGTCACCCAATACAAAAGACTTCATCTCTTTACCAACCCAACCGAATTGTTGGTGCGCTTCGCTAGCCATAGTTGTGCGCTGTAGTTCATTAATCCATGCTGCTGTATACGCCATAAGCCTGTCTACATCCTTTCCAAATGATGTTATACCGTGCATAGCCATGCTCTTACGAAATTCTTCCTTCGACGTTACTGAGGTCAGAGGCACTACGAACTCTCGTACACCGTCGCGTGGTAAGTGCAGAGCAAACGCTACTACTTCTCCTAGTAACACGTCATGCAATCGCCTCGTCACATAAAAATCGTAGTGGTATATACATACCTCATCAGGCTCTCCGTCTGCGTTGGTTGTCCTTAAAAACACGCCCCCGTTATGGCCCCGAAAGTATGGTTTCGGAAACGTGGGTATGTTCTGTTCACTGAGCCTGTCCTCTGTGTGGCACTCGTCCTCTGCTAAATCTACGTCTTCATGCGCTGCGTAACGTGCTACCAACCCATCTACCTCTTTCCGACTTAGTGGAGGATCAAATGCGGTAACATTAAAGCCATGTGCCATAGCACGTATATCATCTTCTGATAGGTGTCCTTTAGCGCGCAGGTGCCCTATGTAAGACAGCATAGCAGGGTTCCTACCCCCTTCCTGCACCTCGTCAGGTTTCTCGTAGGTATTGCGCTCTAAGAGGTCTTTAAAAGACTGTATGCCCGTAGGGGGCGGTATCGCCTTACCCCCTACCAACTCAGCAAACGTATCGTAGTCTACCGTACGCGGCGTGTCTGCCCCTATGAGTGTCACTTGTGCAGGAGGATCGTTCTTATAATTATGTGTGTCGGGAACACGCAACACCCTAGATATGTCTGCGGTTACAGCGGGGTCTGCAGGGAAGTCACTAGCTGCACATAACTTCTTCAGTCTAAGTGCCGTGGTCAGCCAATCGTCTTTGTACACAGGAGCATCTAATATCCAGTACACGTGTATGCCACTGCCAGAATTTACGAGGGTTGGACGTGGTAGCCTATGTTGCTTGCAAAAGTCTTTGAGCCTACGAACGGCGTCAGCTTGTGTAGGAAATTTGTTATCACCTTCACCACAATCCAAATCCAAAAAGAAAGATTTAAGGGTATGTACGTTATCAGCTTTGCGTGACCCTGCTTCGGTCAAACAAGCTAGGCTATAGTAAGCATCATATCCATTGTTATCAAACTGTTGTGCAGCAGCTAACACATGACTAGCAGAAGTGTAGAATTTTTGTTTACGCCGGTCTGCGGCTGCGTTGGCTGCAAAAACGCAATAGTTCCCCTGTTGACCTAATACTAGGCCCAAAAAATGTTCTGTTTTCATTGTTACCACCAATAGGTAGCCACGGTTAAACTAATAACCGTGGCGTGGAAGTTTTAATCGTCCCACTTATCGACAAGGGAATCAACACTATCGCTCGGTTTGTCCGAACCCTTTGTTTTCCTCGTCATCTTTTTTGGTGGAGTATCTTCTTCTTCTTCGTCGTCAGCCACATCTGCTAACACGTTATTACTTTTAGTAGACGCCGCTGCCTTGGCAAACGGGTTGTTATCGTCTAACACAAACCCCCCATCTACCGCCTTAAACGGGTTGCGGACTTCTTTGGGCACGTACTTGACAACTTGTACGGCCTTGAGGCGTAACGATACCCCACATTCCCACTCCTTACCACGCTTCATGCGGTAGGGTATAAAGTTCACTGCTACATTAACAGTGCTACCTGTGGTCAACTGAAACCCTTCAGGCAGTGGAGTGCTGTTACTATCCACCTCTAAGGGCTTAACAGTAGTCTCACCGTTGTACGCACCCTTGAGGCTGGCCTTATGCGTATATGTGCCATCATCGTCTTTCACAAACGGGTTAGACAATCTTTCGTCCCAACCATCATCACGGTTGTCATCGTAGACTGACCGCATGGCCGTAAGTAACGCCTTGGCGGTGGGTTCATCCATACGAAATTGTATGGAGTATGACGCGCCTTGGTCCCTTGCATCACAAGGTTCACTGCGTCTAATTTTTGAGTTGAACGCATAGGTGCGGTCTACTCTAGGCCAAAGTGCTTCCACACCGTCAATTAAATACGTCTCTGCCATTACTATTCTCCTTTGATTATACGTCTTGATCAGCGTCAAGATCGAACTCTAGTTGTCTTGGATCGTGCTCCTCTTCGCGCTGTAGTTGACTAGTCAAGGCTTCATCTACTGCGGACTGTTTAAACCGATACGTGTTACCGATCTTCACGTATGTATTTCGGGGTATGTGCCCCTGCCGTATCCACGCACGTATAGTAGATATGGACACTGCAAAATGTTTGGCCACGCCTTCAATAGGCACAAAAGGTTCTGTCATTATTTCTTCCTAACTGAGATTACGTACTCTTTGTCGATATTAAGCCCTTTGGGCAAAACATCAGGGTTCTCCTCTAAAAACTGTTTTAAGTGAGTTTGGTTGAGCCGTTTGTCTAACAGTTCGGGAATATCGTGTTCTAAGATAAACTCGTACATCCGCTCCCAATCACTCGTCCAATATTTTGTCTTTGTGGTTCTAAAGAACAGTCCCTCAGAGGTTCTTACACTCTCAACGTGATGGTTCTCACAATAATCCAACAGCGCATTCTTTATCATGGTCTGTTGACGCATGAGTTCGTCGTCTCGCTCTTTAAATTGTTGTGACAGTGCCGACCGCTCTGCACGTATCTTTATGTACGTTTTGGTCAGTTTGTCGGCAGATATGTCTGGCTTATCGCTCATATGCTCCCCTTTCTAATGGTAAGAACTATTAGATACTTACTTATACTAGGCTAGTCAAGCATTTCTTTGTATAAATCTATCATCTTTGTGTGTACATCTATTCTACTATCTAACAGTGAGTACACCCGCGCTTCTACTGGCGATCCTTGTAGCTGTACGATTGTGCATTTATGGTCTTGCCCCGACCGATGAACCCTAGCGTTAGCCTGTGCGTACGTCTCTAAAGATGATGTTGGTCCCCACCATACAACCGTGTTTGCGGCTGTTAGTGTGACACCGTGTGAAGCTGACTGTGGTTGAATAACAAGTACACGTGGGTCAGGTTGTTCTTGGAACCTTTTAAATATCTCTGCTCGTTTGGTTGCGGGTACGTCACCGCGTATGACCTCTGTAGACACACCGTCGAAACGTAATTTGTTGGTTATAACATCTATGGCGTGTTTGAACGGTACGAACACCAACACTTTCTTACTGCTCTCGTCAATGACTTCACGTAACACTTTATACCTATGAGAGATATCAAACTCCACAGCACTACCGTCATCAGTGTATACCCCACCTGCAGATATTTGGAGCAGCTTGTTCATGGCTACTGCCGCGTTTACAGCCGACACCTCAGAACCACTTATGGTCATGACCAGACGTTTCTTTAACATTTGGTAATATTTTAATTGTTGCCGAGTTAATTCCACCTTGCGTTTCACGTACACCATTGCGGGTAGATCAAGGCATTCTTCTTTGGTAAATCGTATGGCTGGCTGTAGTACGCGATGCACAGTATCGTTCGCCGTTTCTTTTGCAACCCACTTAAAATTTGTAATCTTAGTCATAACCATATCGCGAAAAGAACTGTAAAACTTTGGCACAACATCAGGGTTTACAAGCTTGGCTATTCCATAAGCGTCTACCGGCGATTGCGCGGCAGGTGTACCTGTCATCATCCACAACCAAGTATTTTCATGGACTAGTCTGCATAACGTCTTCCATCGTTTGGTACGCGTATTTTTGTAGTGTGTAGCCTCGTCCACAATAATTATGTCAAACCCGCCAGCCGCTATGCTATCCGAAATTATATTTACGCCATCGTAGTTTATGATTACGAAGTCTGCCCCCTGTTCTATTATTGCCCTGCGCTTCTGTGCCGTGCCGTACGCTATATCTACCGAACGATGTGGGGCAAAAGTCTGTAAGTCCCCCCGCCACGCGCTATCCATAATCGACAACGGGCACACGACTAAAACACGTTTTGCCTTGCCCTGCTGCATCAAGAAGTCTGCCGCCCAAATTGCGCTTGCAGTCTTACCCGTACCCTGTTCGTTAAAACAAAACGCTTTTCTATGCAGTGTGAAAAATGCGGCTGTGGCTTTTTGGTGTTTGAACGGCTTGTGTTTGCCTGACCACTGGTATCTGGTATCGATGGGCGAGGGTGCTCTAATACCTAAAGTTCTTAACGCTCGTGTTTCGTCAACGCCGAAATCTACTTTTACTTCGTGCGAATTGACCTGCACACTGTTGGGCACTGCCTTGGTAACACGACTTGGATTGCGTAGCTTTAACAGCAACGCTTTGCCATCTACTAACTTCATTATCTTTCTCCTAAATGTTAGGGAAGTCCCTAACTTTTTCTACTTTTCTTTTGGTAGTTACGAGCGCGGTTCTTGCTTGAACTCTCTATGCGTAGCCCGTCTTTATTTTTACCGCCCTTTACTAAGGCTTTCTTGTGGCTGACGTCCTTACCTTCACGCTTATCAGCCTTACCATTACCGTTACGATCTGCTCCCTCGCGGTCAACTTTGCGTCGTGCCCGTTGGCGTTCCATCCTACGCTCAAACGTAGCAGACCCTACAGGTGCGTTAACCTGCTTCTTACGCTTGGCTTTCTTCGCCCGTTTACTGTTTTCGCTCATGCGTTCGCTCCATTATGTATACACTCAATCACGGGGCAGTGGCGTCTGCACAATCCGCTAGGTCGTGGGTTCCACACATCGTTGTCGGCTGCAATCTGCATTTGTTGGTGTTTACCTATCCACTTACGCCAGAGTGACCCGCTGTCGTAGTCTTGATATGTGTCCTTCACCAAGTCTTTACTTACGACAAACAATAGTCCAGCCCTAATCTTTTTGACTTTGGGGTAGTGTGCAAAGACGGACAACGCCATTAACTCTAGTTGGCCCGTATCAGCATACCGCGCCGATTTGCCTGTCTTATAATCCACGACCCATGCAAGTTCATCGTCTAAGATGATAAGGTCAGCTATGCCACGGAACCAAACTTCAGGAGAGTAAAACCCACACGGCTCTAGGTTTTCGGTAACCCCCAACTTTTTCTCGCACAGCTTCTGCCCTTGCTTATTTTTCAAAGACGTTAACACGTTACGTGCAAAAGCAAACTTCTCCGGTACGGGCACGTCCCTACCCACAAAATCTTCAGCCATGTTATGAAACGCCGTGCCGTACAGCATGGCATCGGTCTCTTTGAACGGATATTCTTTGAGTATCTTCTCATGGTAGAATTGTTTGGGGCACTGCTCAAAAGCTTTGATCCTACTGAACGACCACGGTGTAACTTTTGTCATTCACAATCTCCGTAAGACTTACCTGTGCCACTTTCACAGGTGATAGGTAAGCCTTCGGCCCATTCAGGCTTCTGGCTCATGCAATGCTCTACGTATGCTTGCGCTTCAGGGACGTCTGCGTCTGGCACAGCTACAACAATGCTGTCATGTACTGTTAGCACAACTTTGTATCTCTTGGCAATAAGTATCATTTGGTGGCCTATGATACAACGTGCAACAGCTTGACACACGTTTTCGACCACTTTACCGCCATACAGTTTAACAAGCCCTTTACGAGTTTTGTATCTGTATTCTGTACCAGACCAATCAACTTCAGTTTTATAGGCTGATAATTCTGTGTAAAACATTGGCAGTCCAGACGGTAAGGTTATGGCACAGCGCGCTGCATCTACTTCTAACACCCCGTCTAAACCAAACTGAACCGTTTCACCTACAGCCATACGATGCATCATGTTGCTAGCACCAGCCCATAACTGGTTTATAGCTCCGTTTGTTTGTCTGTAAATTTGTATAATACGCCGTGCTTCACTCAAGTCCATCTCGACGCCCATGCCAGCCAGTTGTGTTTGAAACTTGACCGCACCCATGCCGTAGCCAGCACCTAAAATTGTAGTCTTGCCAACAAACCTTTGGTTCGGTGTAACTTCTTCAGAGGGGACACCGTATATGCTGCTCGCCATATGCTTGTAAACATCGTCTCCGTTGGCAAACGCAGTGGTAAGGTCATCTTGCCCTGCCAGCCACGCAAGTACACGTGCTTCAATCTGTGAACTATCACAGTCAATTAACGTATGGCCTTCGGGTGCGATAATGCCACGCTTTAACTTCTTACCATTTGCTCCACGGCTCGGTAGATTTTGTAGGTTGATCTTATCATCACCACCCCACCTACCAGTGTGCGCTGCATAATATCTTACAGGGACGGGCAGAGTGCCACGCTCTGCTATATCTATAAATCTCTGAGTGCGTGTCTCTTCAAGAGTGGACTTCGTACCTAAACGCGCTGCTGCTAACGCTTGTACGCGTATGTTTTCGTGGTCTAGCAATGCCTTAAAACCGTCATCGGTCTTGGCAAATGCAAAGGTCTCTTTGCCCGTTGTGGGGCTAATTTTCATGGGTGGGCTTACACCTAGGCCCTTTAAGACCTCGGCAAATTTAGGGTTACTCATCAACTCTGCCTTGTCGATATTCGCATCCTGTAACAGCTTGGCCTTCCGTGCCTTAACATCTTCTAGGTGTGAACGCAGCAACGCCTCATCCAAACCCAACGTGGGTTCGGTGAACATACGCAAGGTTAAGTCAATCAATGTTAATTCATCAGGGGGGAACCTCTGACCTGTTATTACGCCGCTAGCCATAATGTTAAAGAGTTGGTGCGTTAACTCTACATCGTTGATGCAGTAGTCGCCGTACGCACACAACTCTTCGTCAGTAAAGTCTAATCGCCGTTTTCCCAATGCGTTGAGTACTTCCGTTCCCTTAACGCCAATGCCATACCTTTCAGATAACGCTGCGAGACTTCCACTAGCTTCAGTCCCATGTAGAGCACGGGCAATACACAGAGTATCGGCATACACGCGAGGGCGCAGATCAAAATGCCAGCTAAGTATAGCACCGTCAAACATAGTGTTATGACACAGTAACATACTCTCGCCCCAATCGAAATTGTGCGCGAGGTATCTCCTAACCTGTTTTCGTGTGCCACTAGCCCACTCCGTATCGCTATCATTTAGTTTGATGCCTACGCCGATCACCTCAAAACGAGGGTCACGGACGTAGGCTTCGGTGGTCATCTTACGTAAAGAAAAATCTTTGTCGTAAAATGTTTCAAAGTCTAGGGTTATTAGGTCCACTACTTGTGGTCCTTCTGCGTAGCCAACTCCCCACCACACGCCATGTAGCCACAAGCATCAATCCAATGCTCTGCACTGTGAGGGTTAGACTTTAACCGTGCGATCTTCAGCAGGGTCATCATGGCGGCAACGTCTTCACTGGTTACATAGTGATTCAGATAAGCAGTCCACAACTCAGCGATAGTCATAAAGTTATTTTTCATGTTGCCGTGCGTGGCCTCACGATCTACGGTCACGTATTGTTTGGCTTGTTCCAGTATCTCTGAACGAATATGAACGTCGAGAGGTGCGTCAGAGACTGCCTCTGTTGTGTTAGGGGACTCCCTAACTTTTTCAAATTTTTCAGCAAGGTGACCGTAGAACTCATCTTGTATTGTCTTACGTATTTTCCCTACGTAAGATACAGAACACCCGACCTTTGCAGCTATTTGTTTGTCTGTTTTGTTGCGCCACGGCATCGGGCCTGTCAGCAGTTTAACAACAGTATCCGATTTGGTTTGTTTCTTTTTAGCCATAGTTCTCTTTCTCCATTTTATAAATTAGTCAAGCCCCACACCCTTATCGGGACCGCTGGTATCTGGTATCGTACGCAAGTCTGCGCCCAGATTTCGTAATCTGCGTACCTCCTCTTTTAATTTACGGTTCTCCTCACACACGCGCTCGTACTCTTCACGCTGTATCATACTAAACCTCCACTTAGTCATATGTCTTTGCCCCACGAACGTAGGTCACTTACGTAGCGCGTTAGTTCTTCACGTGCTGCAAACAAGTTAGTCGCTGCATTTGGCATGGGGTCTTTTGCATGTGCTTTGTCCCCCCACATATCCACCTGTTGTTTCAAAAACTTCAACTCCGCTTGTTGTGCGGGTGTCAGCTTGCTCTGTTCTTTCTTCATTATATCTTCCCTCTGCTGTCTTATGACTTCTTGTTGCTGTTCCAACTCAAGAAACTGCCTGTCTAAGTCGCTATGCTGTGGGAAACCGACTACGTCCGCATTCATATCTACCTCCAAAGTTAGAATGCCCCCACATTCAACACTACTAACTGGATTGAGTGGTGTGGGGGTCTAACCGTCTCGTGGTTTCTACGGCAAGATCACGAGGAAGAAAGGACTGTGCTGCCATCCCTGCCAGCACGGAGGGTTCCCTGCTCTTGCTGCTGCGGTTTGACGGATATGCTAAACGTCCCCACTCACAGCTTAGGTATATAGTCATAGCGCGGGTTTACCGCACTCCATAAGTTCATCTCTTACTGTGTGCATATTGCCCTCGTTAACAACTAAATCTAAGCCCCCTGCGTCACGTATCTGTTTGAGGTTTTTGTCTTGCAGGGGTGTAGGTTTGTTTTTACCAGCCTTACATTCTATCCCAAAGAACACGCCGTGGTAACAGCCTACTACGTCAGGCACACCGCTTTGACCGTAGCCACCCGTTACAGGGTAAAAATAGTATGCGCCGAGTTGTTTTAGTTGTGCAACCACAACTTTTTTAACTTTTGCTTCGGGTGTCATATCGTTATCCAGTGTTAAAATAGTTAGGGAACTCCCTAACTATTACGGGGTTATGGTGTAGAACCAGAAGTTATCCTCGTTTTTGTAGTAGCGATCGCCCACACCAGTTAGACTAGCATATGTCCCAGCGGGGTGACATGGCACTAACATCATTAGTAGAACTACCTTTTCTTGCATCCACATGGGCAGTGCTTCGGTAGAAGGATACCATCCCTCTACCTCTGCGTCAACTGCATTCATGCCTATTGCTTTCACAAAAACACTTTTATTAGGTTCTTGTATGCGTAGGATGTATGTCAGATCGTTTGCTGTGCTCACGTTGTAACATCTTCTTCATAGAAGTAAAACGTAGTGTCATCGACCTTGTATCCGACGCCATCAACAAACTGTCCCGCTTCGCACATGGACATAACCGCGACCTGCCCCTGCACCTCTTCGGGAACATCAGCAGCGTCCCACGTAGCAACGTGTTCGCTATTGTCTCCCCAATTAGATAACACATCATGGACGCGCACCATGTCCACCCGCTGTACGCCAAACTTTTCATAGATGCGAACAAACCTCATGGGCAGCGTATCTGTCTGTAACCTGTTGTTCTCTTTTGAGGTAGACAGTATGGCTTCGATGTCTTTGTTCAAGTCAGGTTCGGGGAACACGTGCCCTGTCGATAGAAGACCTGCCAAGGCAGATTTCATACGCTCTCCCGCCACACCGTAATACTCAATGCCGCATTTCTTCAACGCGTCTTGATATGCTTGCCTCGCGGTTGAACGCAACTCCAAGGCAGGTGAACGCACTTTACCTTTCAGTGCGGTTGCTATCTCTATGCAAGAGTAACTACGGAACTCGGACTTAGCAGCTTTGAGGGCTATATCCATGTGCTTCGCCATACGCATGTGGTGTTGTCTGTTGTGGTCACTGTATTTGAGGTTCTCGATTGTGCGCGAGTAGACCACATACTTACTTGGACCGTTCTTGCTGGTTTGGAAGTCGCCGTAACCGATCCATCCCATGGTCATGTATTCACCTTCCATGTAAACCCATGCCGACTTAGTGTCACGATATAACGTCTTTACACCACGTATAGACCGCTCCACTTCTTTGCGGAACGTCCATAGGCCATGTTCAGCCTTGTGGTCAAAGCCCGTACTACCGGCGTTGTCCTGCACGTTTTTATTGTACTTCTCCTTTGCGAACCGTACGCTCGTGTGTTGAGTAGACATTATCTCTTCCCTTTCTTGATTTTGATGAAGCCACAGACTTTGTTAATCTGGGCATTGTATTGTTGCTTGACGGATTTCTGTGTTGTGCCAGTGCCGCTCACGATCCAACGGTCAGGCTGTAGGTCTGTTAGCTCGTTGTAATTTGTGTTGTACAACACCGTGTAGCCCAACGCTGCACGTAGCTCGTGGTTCTCATTTCTGATAATCTCTTTGCACAGGTTGGGATGCTCTGCGAAAAAATACGTCAGGTTGTGGCGGTACTGCTTACCGTGAAGTTTGCACCATCCCTCTGTCACCCTGCTAATTGTTTGCATCTGTACCCGACTACCTTGCCAACTGAAGTCCCACAACGCAGCCATGGTAAACGTCCATTGCCGAAACTTGTCGAGGTGCGGCTTCATCTTGGTCTTGGACACCTTGTCGATACGCTGTACGTCAGGGATAGGTTTGGCCTTGCCCCCACTGTGGTAACGTATTTCACCGTCCTTGATGCGGAACGTCAACGCAGCGCCATCATCATGCGTTGTCCAATCTTTTGTCCATGAGTTCCTTGCACTCTTAGCTTGTTTTGGCAGTGCATGTGCTGCTACTGTGTTACTCTTGGCAAGGTAGTGCCGCGCCCCTGCACAGTGAACATACTGCTTACCGTAGGTTATGCTAAACCCAAGCCCACGTGGTAGACAACGATTTAAGAACGCATACCTAGCATTATGTGAGAACCGTCCTGAACCGTTACGTACCTTGATTGTCGTGCTACCGTCCCTGTGTTTGCGCCACACGATAGGAGCTAGTTTAATGATCTCGGCCTCGGTTGGCATACCATTATTTGTAGACCATCCTTTGAACACATCATCACCTGTGTAGTACCCGTCCATCAGTACATAACAGTTGTCGTTGATCTTTTTGATGCGTTCGTGTTTCCGCGTACGGTCCCCAATAGGGCGTATGTCTTGGTCGCGTGTGTGGCATTTCGATACCAGCGGTTTGATGCAGTTGTACAGCGTAGCCACCTTACCAAAGCTGTCTACATTCCATAAATTTACAAGCATTTTAGTCTCCATTGTTCGAGGTAACGTGAGTGTTACCTCCTGTTAAGTTAGGGAGTTCCCTAACATTAGTATGTTCTACCTACGTACCACGCTGCTGCAATCGCGCAGATGAACAGTGCCACATATACCCACCGCTTGGGTATACGTAAGGTAAACTCGGGTTGAGGTTTCGGGGTGACCGTCTCGGGCGTAGAAGACTTGCGCGGGGTAGAAGATGGGCGCGAGGTCGTAGACTTGCGCGAGTACGCACGTACTTTGCCTGTGCCACGCGTGTACCCCGACACCATGATATCTTCTGACTTAGGCTCCACGTCAGTTTTACCCGGAACACGTTCTTCACCCGGATTGTCGTGCTTGTTGTTAAGCTCGTCGAGGTAGTTAGCCACGTTTTTGCTGAGATCGACAACTTGCTCTCGGTCAGGCGCATTTAACCGTGGGTCAGTTTGAATGTCCAACCACGAACGCCATTGGTCCTGTGGACCTTGCGACGAACGTAGTGGGCCTGTGCCGTTTGCGGTGACCCACAGATTGATGTCCGCACGATCCCAATATTTGACGTTGGTACGGACGCACCACTTGGAAGGAGGGAATACACCCAATTCAATGTACCGCCATATCGTTGAATCACCTAAACCTGTTAGGGCCATCACCTCTCCTCTTGTCAGCATATCTTTTGCTTTAGTCATCTTTGTTCTCCTTGAATGTTTGTTTGTACCTGTCCCATGCAGCGGTGAACTCCGCTGCATCTGTTTTGTCGTAAGACATTACATACTCTCCGAATTTATATGCACTACCTTGCCCACGCTGGGCGTAGCCGATTTGTTGTCCAACACACACCACAACACAGGATGATCCCACTCACCCCAACCACCAAAGATGTAGCCATCTGTTAAGACGATAGAGGCTTGGGGCTTGATGTTGTTCTCTTTCATGTATATGGGCACACATTCGACAGATGTACCGCCGCCACCCTTGGCCTTGGTAGATTGAACGAGACGATCCAACTCGTCGGCTCTGTAGGTTTCATCACCGCACACCTTGGTATCCCAATATGTCAGGCGCACCAAGTTAGGATGTACTGTGTCACACACAGACTTGACCTCGGTAAGAAACGTAGACAACTCGCGACCACCGATAGAGCCAGATGTGTCGATGTGCAGGGCCAACTCGTCCACACGTTCGCTCACTCCAGAGGGCCAATAGACACCCGACTGTAGGTATCGCTTGTTAGGACGTTGGTAGGAAGAGTAGTCCATACCCGCGCACGTCTCTTGGATAAAGTCACGCAACACCTCGCGCCAATCGACTTGCGGAGTGAGCAACTCTTGCATGTCACGGTTGCCACCGCTCCCACTCTTACCTGCTATGATGTCGCCTTGACGTACTGCCTCGTCAATCTCACGTTCCAACTCACGCTGTTCTTCGGCGTCCATATCTTGTGCGCCTTCCCAATCGTGATCGTCTAACGGTGTACCACCACCATCACCATCCTCGGGGTTGCCACTGTTGCCGCCACCTTTCTTCTGCTTGTACAGATGCCAGAAGATTTTAGCTGTACCCCAACCACGAAAGTCATAATTGAGACAGCACCCATCGATGAACTGAACCCAACCGTTCTGACCATACTCGTCCATGATCTTGATGTTGATATCGTGATCCATAGAGACGTTGGCAAGATATGGGTCTATAGCCCACAGGTGCTGCCACGTTAGCAGGTGACGATACATCTTGTGATAGTTTTCGTGTATCACAACGAACCGTAGCTGTGCGTCGTTCAATGGCCCCATGAACTCGGCAGAGTATTTCTCGTCCTTGCCGTTGGTACACGCAGTTTGAACTCGGGCGTCTTTGTACACCACCTTGCGCGTACCGATCATAATGATACCAGCGAGTGCGTGGCATTTGCCCATGATGTCAACGACTGCTTTGGACAGCCGTTGCTCTGGGGTTAGTGTCTTACCTATTGATAGCATTTTCTTTCTCCTATGATGTTAGGGAGTTCCCTAACTATTTCTTGTCAGCGGCGAACATGTAGTTGTTGTCCATCGCCCACTGTGTGAACTTCTTGTTGGTCATGATTATGGACTGCTTGCCATACTTCGGCGCACGTACGCCGTTGGCGAACATGCCTTGCGCCTCGGTGTCCAACCGCTGCATGTACGTCATCCATGCGTCCACCCAATCGCGTTCGATACTGGCAAGCGTACGGAACACAACCATGCAGGTTGCAGATGCAGACGTTGGTACTAGCGCGTTATCAGGGTCTTTCTTGATGCTCTCGGTAGTTGGAAGCTGATTTGCCAGCTTGACATACGCCATCAAGTCCAAGCCACCACGTGTGCCGATAGCACCCATGAGTGCGGTGGTTAGTGTTTGGTCATCAATGAGGTGACGTGTTTTGAGGATGTCGGAAGCTAGCTTACCCGAGCGAGGGGTAAACACCGCGTCTTGCGTGGGGCGGCGTGGGTGATGAATGTACGGGTTGTCATCAGGGTTGGCGACTTCTTCATACGTCTGCAATACTTGCTCGTTGTCCTTGACCCAACCAAGCATTACGGGGTCCATGTCATTGTTGATACCCCAACCAAGATACTCTTCAAGTGTAGGCTTGCGCGTCTGAACAACGACAATGGCGTTACGTTGGTGTGCAGGTAACGCGTCACCCAGACCCTCACCTGACTTGTTAGTTGTACCGTAGATAATAGAACCTTCGGGCAGTGTGATGTTACCGACCTTACGTTCTAACATGATACGACGAACGCCCTTCTGCACGGGCTGTGGGGCTTTGAAGAACTCATCGAAGTTGATGATAACCTTCACGCCAAGGTGTGCGCCCAACTCTGCGTTGGGTACGAACTCCACATAGTCAGAGATCATGTTCTCCATCTTCGTCATGAACTTGGGTGCGGACAAGTCTTGGATGTCTTTGTTGGTGCAATCAAATTCGATGTAGACGTGATCGGGTAGGTCTTTCTCCAATCTGGCTTTGACGCCCGATGTCTTACCTGTGCCCATGTAACCTTGAGCAATAATTGTGATGTTATGACCCACCGCTTTAATGAGGTCAGCGGTCTGGTCGATGGACAGGCTGTAAGCTGTTGTTTGAGTATTCATATCTATCTCCTATGATGTTAGGGACTTCCCTAACTTTGGTTGTGGGTTTCAAGTACGTTCTTGAGGAACGCGTCTGCGGCGGCGATCGCAACGTCTTCGTTTTCTGCTTCCGCTTGTGCTTCGGCCATAGCTTCAGACAATATGTGCGTGACCTGTGCAATCACGGTCGGCCACTCGTCTTCAATCTCATACTGCATCAGCATGTTGGCAATGATCAGAGACATAATCTCCTTGTTTGTTTTAGATGGCATGGCGTCCATCACGCTCTGCATTAGTTTGCAAAATTCATCTTTATCCATAGTGTTCTCCTACATTAGTGGGTGGACTGTTACGCCGTGGGCGATAAACAGCAGGGCGATGAGGGCTATGGCGATGCACAGCCCCCCTATGATGTCTTTTACTGTCATTAGAAATCCAGACTTGGCAGGGCTGCGATAGCAGCGGTCAATTCTTTCTGCTTGTCCTCACGCAGCATAGAGTTGCCCTTGATCTGTCCGAGGGTAAGACCGTGGAACGTCTGCTCTAGGCGTCGACGCATTGCTTCCATCTGGCTGTCACCTGTCACGTTACACGTGCCCAGCATGTCCGTCAGCTCAAGGGCGCGATCAAACACGCTATCATATAGCTTGTTACCCTTACCCTCGTCGTTCACATCGAACTGTCGCGCAAGTGTGGTGAGATTATCATGCAGCTTCTGCCAGATGTCTTTCATGGCTGCATTGACGGCAGACGTGTAGTGCTGCTCGTACTGTGTTTGGACTGCGACCATGGCTTCATTGCCAATGTCGATACGAAAGTCACCGCTGTCTGGCAGGGGTATGTAGCTGATGCGGAACCCGAACTTGCTAGCGACTTGAGACAGACTGAGGTATTCGTCGGCTGCAAACATACCACTGAGGGAAGTCTGCACGTCGAGGATACGGTCCTCGTATATGTCGAGGAACTCATCGACCAGACGATGGAACTCGTTCTGTAGATCGGTCATGACCTCATTGTACCGGAAGTACTGCGCTGTCGGAAGCAAACGCGACCCGTTGTCAGACCATGGCATTGTCATACCGTAGTGTATGTTACGAGTATTGGCTGCGAACTTTTGGATGGCTGTAAGCTCTTCGCAGTTACCTAGTAACTTCTTACGCACATCTGCCATGCCGCGCTCTGCGGCGTTCATTCTGCAGATGTCTTCAGATGCTTTCACATCTTTCTTACGTGCTGTGTAGACAGACGCGTTGAAGTCAACGATCATTGCCGCTGAACTAATCGAAGGCGCGTTCGATACCAGCGCCGAGGTGTTTAGCATGTCTTGCATTTACTTTCTCCTGATTTGTTAGGGGCTTCCCTAACTCTGGTTGATGTTTGATGATGTCGTCTTTTGTTTTTTGCCTGTACATATAATATACCACAAGTATCGAGTTGTGTCAAGTCGTACCTTTTGGTGGTGTCTGTTTAGATAGGATAGCTTTTACTATCTTAATCTTCATGGGTGGGTCAAACACGCGGGGCTTTACGATTTCCACTGCGTACTGCATGTGACGCGGCGCGAAGGGTTCGTGCGCCTTAACAGGTGACGTCTTAACAGGTACGTGAACGTAATCAATTTCACCTTCCCAGCCAGACAGTAAGTCATCCAAATCTTTAACTTCAGCCCCACTGTATGTTACGCTAACATCTTCTGTCGCGTGTTTTAGGAAGTATTCGCGCATGGTTCTTTTTACCTCTACATCAGTGCGGTCAAATTCACTATTATTGTGAATTGTTAGGGACTTCCCTAACTGTTCATTGCCGCCTTCTTTATCAAAGCAAGGGTCACACAAACCCCATACGCCGTCCTCGCCCACGTAATCGCCACAGGTGCTGCACTTAAAATCTTCGCTATTCATTTTGTACCTCCATCCTTTCGGGCAGCTGCCCGAAAATCTTCCATGACGTTTGCGGCTTCTTTTGGTTGGTTGGATTTCTCCCATGTGTCCTTCCAGCGACAAACTCCGTGACCTACCCACTTTTTGTCCACCACAAACGGATGTACCTGTTCGCGCAACACATCGTTTATGTGGAACCCACATGCTACGTCAGACCCTACAGAAAACACCACATCGAGCGGCGTACCGTAAAGAAACATCTCGGCAATCGGGTACTCACCAATAGGTGTTTCTGTGAACCCTGCCTTTGCAAACATCTGCTGCACGTTGGCGATGTAAGCGTCTAGCCCTTTATATTCCATTTCTATCTCCTCGGTTTAACCCAAAGACCACCACTGGGTCTGTGGTTCGGTCAAAGTGATTATGCAACTCGTGTTGCCGCTCATGCTGCAATATCCATGATAGTTCATCACGCAACCGCGTGACTTCTGCCGTGGACATATCAATAAATACTTCTCCGTAGTAATCGGCCTTATCGTTAATGACTAACGTGAAGATGGCTTCCTTGTCCTTCGGCGTTACCACTAGAAGTGATAACTCGGTGTTGGCGTCCAGCCCTTTATATTCCATGTGACCTACCCATTTTTTGTTCACCACAAACGGATGTACCTGTTTGCGCAACACATCGTTTATGTGGAACCCACATGCTACGTCAGACCCTACAGAAAACACCACATCGAGCGGCGTACCGTAAAGAAACATCTCGGCAATCGGGT